GACGTATCTACCGTATAAAGGGAGACGACACCCCCATTGCCCCCGGAGAGTGGCGAGACGTAGACGTACCGTCTGGTGCGGTGCGCGACAACACCCTGCCGCTGCCCTATAAGGAGCCGAGCCAGACGCTGGTCGTCCTGATGGACAAGATCATCGAGGATGGTCGCAGGTTCGCTGCCGTTGCTGACTTGAAGATCTCGGATACCTCTGCCCAAGCTCCGGTGGGTACGACGCTCGCCGTGCTGGAGCGCATGCTGAAGATCATGAGTGCGGTGCAGGCTCGCATCTACTACACGATGAAGCAGGAGTTCCGCCTGCTGGCGCTGATCATCCGTGACCACTCACCCAAGGACTACGGCTACGAGCCCGAGATTGGCAACCGCAAGGCAAAGCAGGGTGACTACGACCACACCGACATCCTGCCGGTATCTGATCCTAACGCCTCGACCATGGCGCAGCGCGTGGTGCAGTACCAAGCCGTGCTGCAGTTGTCCCAGACCGCCCCGCAGATATACGACCTGCCGTTCCTGCACCGCCAGATGATCGAGGTCCTTGGCGTGAAGAACGCGGTCAAGATGGTGCCCATACCCGAGGACATGAAACCGGTGGATCCGATCACCGAGAACATGAACATACTGAGGGGCAAGCCCGTCAAGGCGTTCCTTGGCCAAGACCACGAAGCGCACCTGCAAGTGCACCTGTCCGCGATAAAAAACCCCAAGCTCGCGGCAATCCTTGGACAAAACCCACAGGCCCAGACGCTTCAAGCCGCTGCCATGGCCCACGTCATGGAGCACGTGGCGTTCCAATACCGCCGTGAGATCGAGAAGATGCTGGGGGCTCCACTGCCGCCCATGCCCGAGGAAGACGGCACCAACACGCTGCCGCCTGAAGTCGAGGTTCAACTGTCCCAGCTTGCGGCCCTTGCCGCTGCCAAGCTCCTGCAGAAAGACACCGTCGAGGCGCAGGCCCAACAAGCCCAGCAAGCCGCTGCCGATCCGCTGGTGCAGATGCAGCAGAAAGAACTGGCAATCAAGGAGAAGGAGGCTGCCACCAAGGAGAAGAAGGTGGTGCTGGATGCCGCTGCCAAGGCTGACGAGATTCGCCTTAAAGAAGCAGAACTCAAACAGCGTGACATGCACAAGGGGCTGGACGTTGGTACGGCCATCGGGCGTGATAGGACTGCTACCGTAACAACCCAGAACCAAAAGAAAGGTAAGCAATGAGTAGTGACGTTGAATACGTCAAACGCAAGTTTGCCGAAGAAAGGCAAAGTTGTGCCGACGCCCTCACCAGTGGGCGCATAAACGACATCGCAGAATACAAACGCCTTTGCGGGGTGATTCAAGGTCTGAACCGCGCAGAGGAAATCATCACAGACCTTGCAAAGAAAAAGGAAACGCAGGATGAGTGACATCGACGTTGCCGCCACGCAGGAAATGGCGGAGAAGGCCAAGCAACTTCCCGAACCGACGGGGTACAAGCTGCTGTGTGTGGTTCCGCACATTGAAGCCAAGTACGAAGGTGGCCTGATCAAGGCGGATGCAACGGTCAGCCGCGAAGAGATGACCACGCATGTGCTGTTCGTAGTCAAGGTTGGCCCGCAAGCCTATAAGGACACGACTCGGTTTCCCGACGGTCCTTGGTGCAAGGAAGGTGACTTCGTCCTGACCCGTTCGTACGCTGGCACGCGCTTGCGTATTCATGGCAAGGAGTTTCGCCTCATCAACGACGACACCGTGGAAGCGGTTGTCGAAGATCCCCGTGGAATTGCCCACGCATAAGGAGTGACAAATGCCCGAAGCTTTCAAATTCCCTGACGAACAGACCGAAACCAAAGACACCGAAGCCGAACTGCAGGTCGAAGTGGTGGATGACACCCCGCCAGAAGACCGGGGCCGCGAGCCGCTGCCCAAGGAGTTGGTGAAAGAACTGGAAGAAGACGACCTTGAGGAGTACTCCGAGAAGGTCAAGAAGCGCCTGTCCCAGATGAAGAAACTGGCGCACGATGAGCGCCGGGAGAAGGAACGTGCCGCCCGCGAACGCGAAGAAGCTGTCCGCGCCGCCGAGCACTACCGACATGAAAATCTTCAATTACAACAAAGACTTAAGTCGGGGGAAAAGACTTTTACCGACGAGATGACCAAGGCGGTTACGGCTGAAATTGCCTCTGCCAAGGACAAGCTGAAGCAGGCGTACGAGTCTGGGGATCCTGAACAGATCACCGAAGCGCAGGAAGCGCTGACCGATGCAAAACTCAAGCAGCGGGAGTTGACTCGCGGGCGACCCGCTTTACAAGAAGAAAATAAAGGTGTAGAAACGCAACCAGATCAGGTGCAGCAACCGCACCAAGTTATCGACCCCAAGGCTGTAGCTTGGAAGGAAAAGAATACTTGGTTCGGCAGTGATTCAGAAATGACAGCACTGGCGCTCGGCCTGCATGAGAAGCTTGTTCGGTCTGGTGTTGATCCGCGTAGCGACGACTACTACCGGCAAGTGGATGAGACGATGCGGAAGCGGTTCCCGGAGAAATTCGAGGATTCCGACTCCACCCGGACGCAGGAAAAACCTGCTCCGCGTAAAGCAGCAAATGTAGTTGCTCCAGCAACGCGAAGCACCGCGCCGAAAAAAGTGCAACTTACGCAGTCGCAGGTGGCCCTCGCCAAACGGCTTGGACTGACCCCTGAAGCGTATGCAAAAGAACTTATCAAACTGGAGAACAACAATGGCTGAAAATCGGCTCGCACGTGAACTGGATACTAGGGAAAAGGTGCAGCGCAAGCAGGCATGGCTTCCGCCTGAACTGCTGCCTACTCCGAACCCGATCCCCGGTTACACGTTCCGGTATGTCCGTACCAGCATGGTCGGACAGAACGACCCCACCAACGTATCGACCAAGTTTCGTGAAGGCTGGGTGCCTGTGAAGGCTGCCGACCATCCCGAACTGCAATTCAATCCTGACCCCAACTCCCGTTACCCTGACAACGTGGAAATTGGCGGTCTGATTCTGTGCAAAGCCCCTGACGAAATGGTCAAGCAACGCGCCGACTACTATGCGGCCCAGTCGCGTGCCCAATCCGAAGCGGTGGACAACAACTTCATGCGCCAGAGCGATCATCGGATGCCTCTCTTCGCGGAGAAAAGCTCCGAAGTTTCGTTTGGGCGCGGGACCAAATAACAGGAGTAATACATAATGGCTTACCCCACGATTGACAAGCCGTATGGTCTGCGTCCCGTCAACCTGATTGGTGGTCGTGTCTTCTCGGGTTCTACCCGTCAGATGGCGATTGCCAGCGGTGAGGGCACGTCGATCTACTACGGCGACATCGTTATCATGTCGTCCAACGGTTGCATTACCCGTGCGACCCTGACTGCTACCACGGTGAACGTGGCGGGTATTTTCCTTGGCTGCTCGTACCTGAACTCCCAGAGCCAGCGGATCTACTCCCAGTACTTTCCGAGTGGTACCACCGGTACCCTCGACACGTCGAGCATGATCACTGCGTACGTTGCGGATGACCCCCTGATTGCCATGAAAGCGGCGGTCGTGTCGTCTGGCACCACGATCAGTGGCCGTGCCCGTGCGGCGGTTGGTGAAAACGTGGCATGGATCGACAACGCTGGCAGCACCATCACCGGCGACAGCGCGATTGGCCTGAACAGCACCACGGCGACTACCACCACGCTGCCCCTGCGCATCGTGGATGTGGTACCGGAAACGGTCAACGCGTCTGGCTCCTTCACGGAATTCATCGTGATGTGGAACCCGACGATCCACATGTACACCACGTCTGCTGGCGTTTAAGGAGCTAACTCATGGCTATTTCTCGCGCACAACTACTCAAAGAACTGCTCCCCGGCCTGAACGCCCTGTTCGGCATGGAGTACGCCCGATACGGCGAAGAGCACAAGGAAATCTACGAAACCGAGACTTCCGAGCGCTCGTTCGAAGAGGAAACCAAACTGTCCGGTTTCTCTGCCGCTCCGGTGAAGAATGAAGGTAACGCGATTGCGTACGACAACGCGCAAGAAGCGTGGACCGCCCGCTACCAGCACGAAACCATCGCCCTTGGTTTCTCGGTGACCGAAGAGGCCGTCGAGGACAACCTGTACGACGCCCTGTCGTCCCGGTACACCAAGGCGCTGGCCCGTGCGATGGCGTACACCAAGCAGGTCAAGGCTGCCGCTATCCTGAACCAAGGCTTCACCGGTTCAGGCAACCCGACCTACGGTGACGGTCAAGTCCTGTTCAGCACCGCCCACCCGCTGGTGTCTGGTGGCACCAACAGCAACACGTTCTCCACTCAAGCCGACCTGAACGAGACTTCGCTGGAAAGCGCGGTCATCCAGATCGCCGGTTGGACGGATGAACGTGGCCTGCTGATCGCCGCCAAACCCCGCAAGCTGGTCGTCCCCCCGGCCCTGATGTTCGTTGCGAAGCGCCTGCTGGATACGGAACTGCGTGTCAGCACGACCAACAACGACATCAACGCCATCAAGGCGATGGGCACGATCCCGGAAGGTTATTGTGTGAACCACTTCCTGACGGATACCAATGCTTGGTTCCTGAAGACGGATGTGCCCAACGGAATGAAGCACTTCATCCGTGTTCCCTTGCAGAACTCCATGGACGGGGATTTTGACACGGGCAACGTTCGCTACAAGGCCCGCGAGCGTTACTCGTTCGGGGTGTCGGACCCGCTGGGTGTTTTTGGTTCGTCTGGTTCTTCTTAAGAATCAGGTAGTTAGCTTCATTAAGGGCCGTCTAACGACGGCCCTTTTTATTTGTAGTTGCGCGATAGGATGTGTTGGCTTATATTACCCGTGTCATAACTATTGGGGGTGACATGGAATATCCGAAGACGCGCAAAGAGGCCAAAGAGATTGGGGCCAAGTATTACTTCACGGGGGTGCCATGTACGAATGGGCACATAGCCTTGCGCAAGACCAAGGGGGCGTGTGTTGAGTGTTTGAAGATTGAGTGGCGTAAGGACGCGGAAAAACGTGCGGACTACTTCACCCAATACAACAAGTCGGAGGCTGGGCAAAAAGCAAAAAAGGAGTACTACGCTAGGAATAGGGGTGCAGTGATTGCTAGAGCACAAGCAAGGTCCGTAGAAAAAGTAAGTACGTATAAGAAAGAATACAAAGACCGCAATCCCGAGTTGTACCGGGAGTTGGTCAACATCCGCCGCCGCAGGTTTCAGCAAGCCACCCCAAAGTGGCTTACAGCCGAAGATAAAGCGGAGATCCGTGCAACGTACCGTCTAGCCCTTGAAATGAGTCGTAGGACGGGCACCCCGTATGTGGTCGACCATATCCTCCCCTTACACGGGGCAGAGGTATGTGGGTTGCATGTACCCGAAAACCTTACGGTCATAACTCGGGAAGAAAACCTGAAAAAGTCCAACAAGCTGGTTGACACCCCTATACCACAAGCGTAAATTGGACGCGTCTGGGAACCCCACCCGTATCGACTGGCCCAGCAGACTTAGTAGAGACGATGCGGGGATGCGCTACTACGCAAAGGAAAAACGATGGCTATTTCCACGTTTGATGGGCCTATTCGCTCGCTTGGTGGTATTTTTCAACAAGGTCCGTCTACCATTGTCCCGGTTACGGCTAGCGTAACCCTGAACCCCACCGATCACGGTGGGCGTATCGTTACTGTTGGTGGGACGCTGGCTTCCAACGTCGTACTGACGCTGCCTGCAATCAGCGCTGCTGCCAACACGGCTTCTGCTGGCCCCGGCAACGACCCCAACACGGCCAACAACGAAGGTGTCTTGTACACCATCTGGGTGCCGACCACCATTGCTACGAGCAGCCTGAAGATCGCCACGAACGGCACCGACAAGTTCATCGGTACGATCCTTGGGGTTGATACGGACTCGTCCAACGCGCTGGTTGCCTACACGGCTGGTGCTACCAACGACTTCATCAACTTCAACGGTGGTACCACTGGTGGTGTTGCTGGGTCTTGGGTGCGGATCTTTGCAATTGACGCCCTCAAGTACATGGTTGAAGGTGTTGCGCTTGGTTCTGGGGTTGTTGCTACTCCGTTCGCTGACTCGTAATAGGGGGTCAACATGAACGTTGGCGACGTTTGGGCGGTAAACCCCGCCGGAGCAGCCGATGCGGTGTATTTCAGGGCCGTTGCAACCCATGGAGCAGGTGCACTTACTCTGCTGCAGAACAACTTTGTTGCTGCGGGTGCGCTGAACGGCTCTGGATATCGCATCACCCTGACTTCGGTGGGTGACCTCTCTGGGGTCACGTACACCATCGTGGGTATGAAAGTAGGGGACCAGACCAACACGGTCACGGAAGCTATTGCGGGTGGTAGTACTGCGACGGTTACCACGACCAACTACTGGTCCTCCATCACGAGCATCACGGCAAGCGGGACTTCCGGTGCGTCTACCCTGTCCATTGGGTACGCCGTAAACCTCGCTTTGCCGCGTACGCGCATTCGTGCATGGAACTATGTGAGTGCGGCTTCGGCTGGTTCCCTTAAAGTGACCATGAACTCCACGACTGGTACCACAATCCTGAACCTCGATACTCCTGCTTCCGCCACGTTTGCCGGGGGTTTGAACTTCCCCATGAACGGTATTCTGGTTGGAAGGTCCGCTGCGTCAACGGATTTCGGGATTGTCGTCATGACGCAAATCACCAAGGCAACTCTTTTCTGCGGATAACCATGCAAAACCAGAAAGGCTACACACTTGCAGGCAAGAAGGTCATGCTGGGACTCCCGGCCTATGACCACAAGGTGGGCTTGAAGATGGCCGTCTCCATGATGCGCCTTGCGCAGCAGGTGCTTGACTACGGAATCACCCTACAGGTAAGCAGCATCTGTGGGTGTTCCGTGGTTACGCGTGCCCGTAACCTGATTGCGTATGAGTTTCTGCAGTCAGACTGTGATCACCTGATGTTCATTGATTCGGACATGACGTTTGAGCCTGAATCCGTGATCCGGCTGTTGGCGTTCAACCAAGACCGGCCCATTGTGGCTGGTGCGTACGAAGCCCGCAAAGACGGAAAGATCTACATCCTGACGCTTGACCATGACGCCAATGGCAACGTGATCATGGATGACATGGGTCTGGTCAAGGCAAGCCGGGTGGCTACTGGGTTCATGATGATCCGTCGGGATGTGTTCACTACGCTGGCCGAGAAGCACCCCGAGTGGCTGCACATGGATACCAACTCCACCAACATGCTCTACAGCTTCTTCGACTTCAAGGTCACTCCGCAGGGCTACATTGGCGAGGACTTCTTGTTTTGCCAGCGTGCTATCGACGCGGGATTTAGTTGCTGGATTGACCCGACCATCAAGTTGGGGCACATGGGTATTCACGAGTTCACCAGTGACTTTGGTAACGACAAGCTGTATCCCATGTTGCAACCCGCTTTGCAAACCCTCAGCACTGCAGCGTAGGAGGTAGTTTGGCCAAGACACCAGCATGGCAAAGAGCAGAAGGAAAGAACCCCAAGGGTGGACTCAACGCGAAGGGGAGGGCTTCATACAACGCAGCCAATCCCGGAAAGCCCGGCTTGAAGCGTCCGCAGCCAGAAGGGGGCTCCCGGCGCGATTCTTTTTGCGCGAGGATGACGGGCATGAAGAAGAAGCTGACTTCGGCCAAGACCGCCAAGGATCCGAATAGCCGAATCAACAAGTCCCTTCGGGCGTGGAATTGCTGAGGGTGCCATCGTGATGGAAAATGAATTGAGCACCGCACGGGAATTGGCAACGCACGCTGCTGACATAGCCCACCTTCAGGAGGGCGTGGACAAGCTCACCAAAGACGTGGACGAGATCAAAAAAGCTTTGGTTGACATCCAACGTACTCTTTCCGAAGCCAAAGGTGGCTGGAGAGTACTGATGCTTATTGGTGGGGCAGGCGGGGCTTTTGGTGCAGCGCTTACCCACTTCCTACATATCGGAGGTCCGAAATGAGGCCGCAAGCACGCAAGTTTGGTGGCATGTTCAAGAAGCGGATGAACACTGGGGGCGCAGCCCTGTATGACCAGAAAGCAGCCGAGTACCGCAAAGAAGCTGAATCACTCAAGTCTCCTGAAGTACCAGCAGCCAAAAAGCAGGAAATGCGGGATACGGTAAAGAAAATGGACGATGCTAAAAAAGCCAAGAAAGCTTTTGGCCAAAGCATCATGTACCCTGAAACCAAAGATGTGAGCAATTACAGAGAAGGAGGTAAAGTGAAACGCTATGCTGAAGGTGGTGAAGCAGATGACTCGACGATGGAACAAGCTCTGACGGACTCCAAGTCGTTTGGTGAAGCTTTCCGTGCAGCGCGGTCTGGTGGGGGCAAGACTTTTACTTACCGTGGCAAACAGTACAGCACGGAACTTGCTAAACCAAAAACTTCCCGTCCTGCGGAGATGAAGGCTACTCCTTCCGGTGAGACCGATGCGGGTGCGGTGGCTGGACGTGTGAGTCCGTTTGCTAGAAGTGTGCGTGCTACCCGTGGTATGGATTCCAACTTCCGTAAAGGAGGTAAAGTAAAGGAATCCCAAATGGAAATGCGCCATGCCAAGGCTATGAAAAAAGCTGGCCTGCCCAAGTCGATGGTGCGTGAAGAAATGTCCGAAGCCAAGAAATACGCCCGTGGCGGTATGCCCATGAAAGACGGCAAACCTGCGTTCATGCAGAAAAAAATGAACATGGGTGGTATGGCTAAATACGCCCGTGGTGGTGGCATCGAGTCCCGTGGCAAGACCAAGGGCACCGTGATCAAGATGGCTTCCGGCGGTTCGGTGTCCGCCCGTGCTGACGGTTGCGCCCAGCGCGGCAAAACCAAGGGCCGGATGCTCTGACATGCCCAGCACCTCCCGCAAGCAGCACAATCTGATGGCGGCTGTAGCCAACAACCCCTCATTTGCCAAGAAGGTCGGTATTGACCGGACGGTGGGTGAGGAGTTCGTCAAGGCTGACCGCAAGCAGAAAGCCTTCACGCAAGGCGGTGCGGGAGGTGGCAACGTCAAGCTCAATCGCCAGAACACCAGCCACGGCAAGATGGACATGCCCTACGCCAGCCTGAACAAGTACGCAGGGCTGAAAAAAGGCGGCAAGGTCAACGAAGCAGGTAACTACACCAAGCCGGGTATGCGTAAAGCGCTGTTTGAGAAGATCAAGGCAGCGCCGGTACAAGGTACCAAGGCAGGGCAGTGGTCAGCCCGCAAGGCCCAATTGCTTGCCAAGAAGTACAAGGAAAAGGGTGGTGGGTATCGTGACTGAAGCGTGCTTTATATGTGAATGGTAAAAACGAAAGCAAGTAAATGGATTTGTCAAAAATCATCGCTGGCGTTGCCGCTGGTGTTGCGGCTGTGAGCGGATCGTATGCGCTGATTGACAAATTTGGCTTTCTTGATCACCAGATCATTGAATGGGCGCCGGAGCATTTCAAGATCGTTGCCCATAAAGGTGAACCCATTACGGTGACGGTGGCAAGAATCAAGAAACGTGACGATTGTTCTGTAGAGGGTTTTACGCCAGCCATTCGTGATTCTACGGGCATGGTGTATGAGGCAGTTCCGAGTGCAACCAAGTTCTCCGGCCCTGCCAGCCACGAAATAGATACTTTTACCTATCAACTGGCGGTTCCTGAAAAGGTCAAAACAGGGATGGCGACGTTGATTGCGACGATTAAATACAAGTGTCCTGAAGGTGAACGGATAGTGCAATACCCGAAACACAACAATCTACGATTTAACATTGATTAAAATGAAAAGTCCGCAGCAAAGCCTGAAAGCGTGGACGGCGCAGAAGTGGCGCACCAAGAGTGGTAAACCCTCATCGAAGACTGGTGAGCGGTACTTACCCGAAGCGGCCATCAAGTCATTGTCTGCGTCGGAGTATGCTGCTACTACGAGGGCGAAGCGGGCAGGCAAGAAAGCTGGGCAGCAGTTTGTAGCTCAACCCAAGCAAATAGCCAAGAAGACGGCACGGTTCAGATAGGAGACGTACATGAGGGCTTCGCGTGGGATGGGGGTGATGGCCCCCAGCAAGATGCCAAAGGCACGCACTACCGTGAAACGCGACGGAAACGAGCCGGTGGGCCTGTACGCCAAGGGTGGGAAAATAAAAAAGTTTGGCATTGGTGGTGCCTTGGGGATCATTCCGGCCCTCATTGAGAAAGGTGATTTGCCTAAAGGTGCTGGCTACTTGGCTGGGGCCGTACCGGGCGCACTGTATGCAGATTTCTTGTCGGACAAACAGGAAGAAGAAAAACAAAAAGCCATGGCTGCTCAAGGTATGAAAAAAGGTGGTATGGCCAAGGGTAACTGGATCAAGAACGCCATCAAGAAGCCCGGTGCGCTGCGTTCTTCGCTTGGGGTAAAGAAGGGCCAGAACATCCCGGCAGGCAAACTGGCGAAAGCCGCCAAAGCCCCGGGCAAGCTGGGCCAACGTGCACGGCTGGCACAAACGCTGAAAAAACTGGGGAAATAAGTGGTAGCCAAGACCACCGACACGACGAGTTTCAACCTCGACCTGAACGCGCTGGTCGAGGAAGCGTTCGAACGTTGCGGTAAGGAACTGCGTTCAGGCTACGACCTTCGTACTGCCCGGCGTTCGTTGAACATGCTCACTATCGAGTGGGCAAATCGCGGCATCAACATGTGGACCATCGAGCAGGGGTCCCAAGTACTGACGCCTTCCCAAGCCGCGTACGATCTGCCGGTGGATACCATTGATCTGCTCGAACACGTAATCCGTACTGGTAGTGGTACTAATCAGCAAGATATCAACATCAGTCGGATATCCGTCAGTACCTACTCAACCATACCAAACAAAACAGCTACGGGGCGTCCCGTTCAGGTGTGGATCCAGCGCCTGTCTGGTGCTACGGGCGCTACCGGTACGGTGGTGTATCCCAAGTTCTACGTGTGGCCAACTCCTAGCAACACTCCGACCTACACGTTCGTCTACTGGCGGCTGCGCCGCATTCAGGACGCAGGCAATGGTATCAACGGCCAAGATATACCCTTCCGGTTCATTCCTGCCATGGTGGCTGGGCTGGCTTACCAACTCGCCATAAAGCTTCCGGATGTGGCCCCTGACCGTATCATGATGCTCAAAGCCGACTACGAACAGCAGTTCTCGTTGGCTGCGGAAGAAGATAGGGAGAAGGCCCCCGTGCGGTTTGTGCCACGCCAGACTTTCCTTGGGTGATGTATGCCCAACCAGTTTTCATCCGGCAAGTTTTCGATTGCGGAGTGCGATGTATGCGGGTTCAGGTACAAGCTTTCCCAGTTGAAGCAACTGGTTATTAAGACTAAGAACACTAACATACTAGCGTGCAATACTTGCTGGGATCCTGATCACCCGCAACTTCAGCTTGGCATGTACCCGGTCAATGACCCGCAAGCTGTACGACAACCGCGTCCGGACATCAGTTACTATGAAGAGGGTAACAACGGTGCTGGTGGTAGCAGGGTGATACAGTGGGGATGGAACCCCGTTGGCGGGGCTCGTAGCTTTGATGATGGGCTGACCCCCAACGATTTAGTGGCTGTTGGCCAAGTTGGCACTGTAACAGTGACGACTACTTAAGGAGATTCACATGCAAAAACCGAAACAAAGTGCCAAGACTGTCCCGGTGCAAAAGTATCCGCGCCCGTCGACCAGTGTTGCCCTGTCCTCCAGCATGAAGACGCACGGACGTAACGTTGCGCGTGCCATGTACCAGAAGTCGGCTGGTAGGGGGCGGTAATGGCTACGTACAAGCAACCCCAGCCCAATACCAAGCCTCTTGGCAAGCAGGAAGACGTTGGGTACCCCCAGACCGGCCAGAAGACTTCTGGCATTCAGGTGCGTGGTGGAAAGGCCCAGACCAAGGGCAAGATGGCCCGAGGGCCGATGGCTTAAGGAGTAGGCGGTGAACTACGCCACGCTGTTTGAAACGATCAAGGGCTTCCTTGAGAACGATTTCCCAGACACGTCCTTCACGGACAGTGCCGGGACGGGCACGGCTACTCTCACGAGTACCGAGCAGATCAACACGTTCATTACTCAAGCAGAACAGCGGATCTTTAACACGGTTCAGTTTCCATCGCTTCGCAAGAATGTGACGGGTACCTGTACGACCAGCAACAAGTACCTTGCATGCCCCAATGATTTTCTGGCTGCGTATAGTCTTGCCGTGGTCGATGGAGACGATACGTATCACTATTTGTTGAACAAGGACGTGAACTTCATACGTGAGTCGTTTCCGGTACCTACTGATACTGGGCTTCCGGCCTACTACGCTTTGTTCGGACCGCGTACTTCGGAACCCAACGAACTTTCTTTCATCCTTGGGCCTACTCCGGATGATGATTACACCATGGAGTTGCATTACTTCTTCTACCCGGAGTCCATTACCACGGCTGGCACAACGTGGCTTGGGGACAACCTTGATTCCGTACTCCTGTATGGGTCGCTGGTGGAGGGATACACCTTTATGAAGGGCGAAGTAGACATGATCGCCCTGTACGAAAAGAAGTACCAAGATGCACTGGCTATTGCCAAGCGGCTGGGTGATGGGCTGGAGCGTCGTGATGCCTACAGGTCCGGACAAGCGAGGGTTCCCGTCGTATGAGCAATCAACAAGTAGCCGCCCTGCTGGGCGGAATCAAGGTTCACACCGTGAGCAACCGGGGTTGGTCCCCAGAAGAAATTGCGGATCGGGCGTTGGAAAAAATCATCTATGTTGGCGACAACGTGGATCCTGTATTGCGCGACCAAGCTGTGGCATTCAAGGCGCACATTCGCCAAGTGCTGGTCTTTTATCTGGGCGAAGCGCAGAAATCGGAGCGCACCACCATCTGCGCAAAACTTCAACAGCAAGGTCACGCTGACCTTGCTAACCTGATAAGGAGCCTGTAATGGCTATCAGCCAAGCAATGTGCACTAGCTTTAAGGTGGAGATCCTGACCGCCTATCACAACTTTGGTACCACCGTGGCCCGTGCGGGTACCGGTGCGGACACGTTCAAGATCGCCCTGTACACGTCTTCGGCTACGCTGAGTGCGTCAACCACCGCGTATTCAGTTACCAACGAAGTTTCTGGTACGGGTTATTCGGCGGGCGGCAACACGCTGACCATTTCCCAAGTGCCGACTTCTACCAGCACCACGGCGTGGCTCGACTTCGCGGACTCCACTTGGTCAACGGCGACAATTACGGCCAACGGTGCGTTGATCTACAACAGCACCCAGAGCAACAGGGCGGTGGCTGTGCTGGCGTTTGGTGGAGACAAGACTTCCACTGCCGGTGATTTCACGGTTGTGTTCCCTACCCCGGATTCGACCAACGCGATCATCCGTATCGCCTGATATTGAAAATGCCCTGTAGCTGAAGAACCCTAAATGGCATCAGTCACTGTAGCCTTTGATGGCTGGAACGCTTCTGGGGTTACTTGGGGGGACCAAGGCTGGGGACAGGGGGTCTCCAACCTAACGGCTACAGGTTCGGTTGGAAGCGTAACGGTAGTTGCAAAAGCCAACGCTACGGTTACGGGCGTTGAAGGCACCGGTGCTGCTGGTACTGTAACTGTAGTTGCCAAGGCCAACACCAGCGTCACTGGTGTTGAGGGCACCGGTGCTGTTGGAGATGTAACTGTAGTAGCCAAGGCCAACACCAGCGTCACTGGCGTTGAAGGCACCGGGGAAGTTGGTACCACTACGGTTACTGCTGCGGCTCTTGTTTCCGTTACGGGCATTGAAGGCACCGGAGTTGTTGGTGATGTATCCGTAGTTGCCAAAGCTGTTGTAAGCCTGACGGGTGTTGAGGGTACTAGCGCGCTTGGCGATGTAACCATACGCCTGAGCCAGAACATCTTTGTCACGGGGTTGGTTGGTACCACTGCGTTAGGCACAGTCACGGTTGTTGCCAAAGCCGGAATTGCCGTTACCGGGGTGTATGCCACCGGATACGTGGGGAAAGTCCTTGTCTGGGGTCAAGTAGATGATGACCAAGACCCCAACTGGTCTGCGATAACGGATACCCAAACCGCCAACTGGACCGGCGTCACAACTACCCAGAACGCAAACTGGACTTCAATAACCGAAGACTAAATATGCAAAAGAGTAAAATCATGCTAAGACAGGCAACTGAACACGCCCTGCCACGGGCTGATAACTAAGGAGCTTCCATGGCGTCTACTTACAGCACTAACCTTGCGCTGGAACTCATCGGAACCGGTGATCAGTCTGGCACTTGGGGTAACACGACCAACACCAACCTTGGCACGCTGATCGAGCAGGCCATCAGTGGCTACGTCACCCAAGCCATCACCGACGGTGCTGACACCACCATCACCATCCCCAACGGGGCAACCGGTGTAGCGCGGAACATGGCCATTGAGATGACGGGAGCGCTGACCGCTGCGCGTAACCTGATCGTACCGGCCAACAAGAAGCTGTACTTCATTTACAACAACACCACGGGCGGTTTTGCTGTCACGGTGAAGGTCAGCGGCCAGACCGGCGTGTCCGTACCCAACGGCAAGAAGATGCTGTTGGTAAGCAACGGTACGGACATTGTTGAAGCGGTGAACGCGCACAGCACGCTGGCTGTGGCTGGTGCGGCTACGTTTGGATCTACCCTAAGTGCTGGAGCGGTCACCGCAACTAGCATTAATTTTGGCGGCAGCACCCTTTCTACTTACACAGAATCGTCTTACACCGGAACGGTGACGGGGTACTCAACCGGCATTACTAAGACAATTTATTACACCAAGGTTGGAAACTTGGTTGTTGTAGATACCCAAGAAATTGCAGCAACCAGCAATGCTACGACCAAGACAATAACTGGTGCTCCCGCCGCAATACAGCCATCTACCGCAAACAAACGATTTGTTGGGAACGTCAGCGACAACGGAGGAACGTATGTTGCTGGAATGATAATTTTTAACGGTGGTACGTTTAGTATTTATCCCAATCTTTCTGGCGGAAACTGGACTGCGTCTGGAACAGCAGTAATTGAAGATTTCCATATTTCATTCACTACGGCCTAATCATGCCCACTACTCTTTTGCGCGTTGAACACGTTGGAATGGGATGCGTTGAGGCATCTTTTGGCGTTGACCGTGATGACGGAAAACGTCGTTTGCATACCGTGTCCATTCCCCCCAACATTGCTGTTGAAACCATGATGGCTATGGTTGCAGACAATTTTCAGGAAGATGGCGACCCGCCAATTTCTGCTGAAGATGTTGCCAGAATCAAATCGTTTGCTGATCCGTATCAAACGCAAGACAACATTTCTGCGTATGTCGCTCAACAAGAGTTGATTCAAAACAGGAGTGCCCGTGGCTGACTTCGATTGGAAGGGCGTACTGAACACGGTAGCCCCGACCATCGCTACGGCGCTTGGCGGGCCGCTGGCTGGCATGGCTGTCAAGGCGATTGGTGGTGCGCTGGGCGTGGATCAGCCCACGCAAGCCAAGGTTGAAGAAGCCATCGCCTCGGGCAACCTTTCTGCCGAGCAGTTCGCCGCGCTCAAGCAAGCCGACACCGATTTCAAGCTGAAGCTGCGCGAACTGGACATCAAGGAAGAGGAAATCCACGCCGAAGATCGCAAGTCGGCCCGTGACATGCAAACGGCTACCCGCTCCAAGGTACCCGCGATCCTGTCCGTCATTACGGTGGCGGGGTTCTTCTTCCTGCTGGGAGGCGCGGCGCTGGGCAAATTGCAACTGACTGGCTCGGATGTGATGATGCTCTTGCTGGGTGTGCTGGCGCGTGAGACGGCTTCGGTCTATCAGTTTTGGCTTGGTTCTAGCTCCAGCAGCCAGAACAAGACTGATCTTCTGGCCAAGAAATGAACCTGAGCCCCCACTTCACGCTGGAAGAACTGACCCGCTCCGAGGCGGCTGATCGCAACGGCTGGGACAACACGCCCAACGAGCAAGAAGCGGCCAATCTGACGCGGCTCGCCCAGTTGCTGGAGTTGGTAAAAGTGGCTGTGGGCGGCAAACCTGTGATGATCAACTCCGGGTTTCGCTCCAAGCAGGTGAATGACTCGGTAGGTTCCAAAGACACCAGCCAGCATCGTCTGGGCTGTGCTGCGGACATCCGGGTGCCGGGAATGACGCCTCGGGAAGTAGTGAACGCTTGCATTACCGCCAAGGTGCCTTTTGACCAGATCATCCTTGAGTTTGACTCATGGACGCATATCTCGGTAGCCAACACGCCGAATACGCCCGTGCGTGGGTCTAAACTCATCATTGATCGGCAGGGTACGCGGACCTTCAACTAGGTAGGGGACCATGCCACTACAAAAACTCCAGTTCCGCCCCGGTACCAACCGGGAATCCACTACCTACGCAAACGAAGGCGGGTGGTACGAAACCGAGAAGGTGCGGTTCCGTTCCGGTTTTCCCGAGAAGATCGGCGGCTGGATACGGCTGTCTACCTATACGTTTGTAGGGGTGGCGCGCACGTTGTGGAACTGGGTGACCTTGAACAGCAGTAATCTGCTGGCAGTAGGCACCAACCAAAAAGTCTACGTGGAGAATGGCGGGCAGTACTACGACGTAACCCCTTACTCCAACCCCTCGGGCACGACGCTTGCCAACAACCCCCTCGCTACGACCAGCGGCAGCAAACTGGTAGTAATTACCGGCGCACCCTCGGGGCTTACTGTCGGTACGTGGGTCACGTTGTCTGGTGCTACTGCGGTTGGCGGGCTCACCATGAACGGTGAGTTTGAGGTGGTATCGGTTGGTGCATCCACGTACTCCGTCATTTCCCCTACCGCAGCGTCTTCCACTGCAACCGGGGGTGGGGCTGCGGTAGTAGCCAAGTACGATGTCGCCGCAGGTGGTGCGGTCTACACGACGGGCAACGGTTGGGGTGCGGGTACTTGGGGTCGCGGCACTTGGGGTTCTGGCACCACCATTGGTGTTGGCCAACAGCTTCGTCTGTGGTCGCTGGACAACTACGGCCAAGACCTTGTGCTCGCCCCCCGTCTTGGGGCTCCGTACTACTGGGCGGTGGATACATCCACCTACGCTAGGGCAGTGACGTTGGCCAGCCTGTCTACCACGGCTGGCTATGATGGGGCGCGTGTCCCCACGACGGTTTTGCAGATGATGACCTCGGACGTTCAGCGCTTCGCAATTGCGCTGGGGGCCAATCCATACGATCCTGCAACTGCCAGCACGACGTTTGACCCGCTACTGGTGCGCTGGTCGGATCAGGAAAACATCTACCAGTGGGTGCCTGCGGTGACCAACCAATCCGGTGAACAGCGTTTGTCTCATGGCTCGGCCATCGTTGCGG